AACAGTTACAACATCAGGCGCAAACACAGTTATGCGATTTAATTCATCGGGAAGCTACACGGCATGAGCCATTTTGCAAAAGTCATTGATGGCGTTGTCACCGAGGTTCTTGTGATTGAGCAGGATGTTATTGACACAGGCGCATTTGGCGATCCTGCGTTTTGGGTGCAGACATCATACAACACGTATGGCGGTCAGCATCCTGAAGGACGCCCCTTGCGTAAAAATTACGCCGGTGTCGGCTACACTTACGACGCAGCGCGCGACGCTTTTATAGCGCCGCAGCCATTTCCGTCGTGGACGCTTAACGAAGATACCTGTTTATGGGTTTCGCCCGTACCAATGCCGGATGACGGCAAGCAGTACATTTGGGACGAAGCAACTCAAGCATATTGTCAAGCCACATAATTTACTGTAGTTTGACCATTAACCGTACTGGTGCGGCACATCAGGAACTCCATAGGAGTTAAACATGGACGAAACAGTCCCCAACGTAGCGGATGCCTCCGCGCCAGAACTCGAAGCCACGGCAGCAATCGAGCCTGTAGAAAACACGACGCCGGAAACGCCTGCTGAACAGGAAGCAAATAAGTCCTTCACACAAGAAGAACTTGACGCAATTGTTGGCAAGCGCCTCGCAAGAGAACAGCGCAAATGGGAGCGCGAACAGGCTCAAAGAGCAGAGGAAGTACAGGCCCGCCAGCAAGCAGGCTATGATATTACCCCTGATCAATTTGAGACATATGAAGATTACGCAGAGGTTTTGGCCGAACGTAAAGCTGAAGAATTGCTGGCACGGCGAGATACTGCCCGTCAGCAAGCTGAAATGCAGGATGCCTACCATGATCTAGAAGAGGCAGCGCGGGACAGGTATGATGACTTTGAACAAGTCGCATACAATCCCAACCTACCGATTACAGATTTCATGGCGCAAAGCATCCAAGCGTCAGACGCAGGCCCAGACGTTCTATATTATCTCGGCTCTAATCCGAAAGAAGCTGATCGTATCGCCCGTCTAGCGCCAATTTTGCAGGCAAAAGAAATTGGAAAACTTGAGGCTTCATTGTCCTCAAATCCGCCGGTTAAAAGAACTTCAAACGCCCCGGCTCCGATTGCGCCTGTCACAGCACGTTCTACTGGGTCAAACCAGTTTGACACAACTGATCCTCGTTCGACTAAGTCAATGACTACGTCGGAATGGATCGAAGCAGAACGTATGCGGCAGATCAAGAAGTACGAGGCACAACGCAACAGATAATTTGGGATTATTACCATGTCTAACTCGATTTTAACAATTGATATGATCACGCGGAAGGCTCTAGAAATTCTAGAGAATAACCTTGTGCTGACACGTAACGTAAACCGCCAGTACGACGATAGCTTTGCTGTCGAAGGTGCTAAAATTGGCTCAACCCTGCGTATCCGTCTTCCAGACCGTGCGCTTGTAACTGACGGCGCAGCCCTTCAGGTACAGGATGACAACGAGCAGTTCACAACTCTTGCTGTTTCCACCCAGAAGCACATCGGCGTCAACTTCACGACTGCTGAATTGACGATGCAGCTTGACGATTTCGCAGACCGCGTTCTCAAGCCACGTATCTCGCAGCTTGCTGCCAGCATCGACGCTGACGTTGCAAACTCGTATCTGACCATCGGTAACACTGTTGGCACGCCCGGCACTACGCCATCAACTTCGGCTGTTCTTCTTGCTGCACAGCAGAAGCTCAACGAAAACGCTGCTGTAATGTCGCCACGCTATGCAACTGTTAACCCTGCTGCCAACGCTGGCTTGGTTGAAGGCCTCAAAGGTCTATTCAACCCAACCGACACGATCAGCAAGCAGTTCAAGAACGGCATGATGGGTACTGGCGTACTTGGTTTCGACGAAATCAATATGTCGCAGTCAATCAAGCAGTTCACCACTGGTTCGCGTACTGCAACTGGCGGCACGACTTCGGCGGCTGTTACTACTGAAGGTGCAACCACCATCGCCATCACTGGTGCTGGTGCAGCCGGCGTAGTCAAAGCAGGCGACGTTTTCACTGTAGCTGACTGCTTCAGCGTTAACCCACAGACCCGTGAAAGCACAGGTTCGTTGTTCCAGTTCGTTGCCCTTGCTGATGTCACACTCAGCGGCGCAGGCGCTGGTAACGTAACTGTTTCACCGATCTACTCGGCTACGCAGGCACTTGCTACCGTCAACACGCTGCCCGGTAACTCCAAGGCAATCATCTTTGTTGGTACGGCTTCTACGCAATACGCGCAGAACCTTGTATACCACAAGGACGCTATCACCTTCGCAACCGCCGACCTTCTGCTCCCACAGGGCGTAGATATGGCTTCGCGTCAGGTGCATAACGGCATCAGCTTGCGCGTTGTTCGTCAGTACGACATCAACAACGACCGTCTGCCTTGCCGTATTGACGTTCTGTACGGTTACAGCACAATCCGTCCGCAGATGGCTGTCCGGATGTGGGGTTAATCTAATACCGGCCCTCGGTTCGCCGGGGGCCAACTATCTTAAAGGATTTTTACTATGCCTACTTTACCTAATGGCGCTGGCGGTTACCAAGTTGGTGACGGCAATCTCGGCGAAATCACTTTTGGTGTTTCAGCTATCCCGACTGCACTTACCGCAGCGGCTACTCTGACCACTGCCGAATTGGCTGGTGGCCTTGTTGTCTACACTTCGGCCAGCACGGCAGACATCACGCTTCCTACGGTTGCGCTTGTCAACGCCGACTTCAGCAGTGCAAAAGTCTACTCGTCTTTTGACATCTCTTTGGTTGCTACCAGCACCGGCGTTCCTACTATCGTAGTAGGCACCGGCTGGACCTTGGTTGGTTCAGGCGCAGGCGTTGCTTCTAAGAGCGTTCTGTTTCGCGCTGTTAAAACTGGCGAAACAACGTACAACCTGTACCGCATCGCTGGCTAATAGGTTTGCCCCGACTACGGTCGGGGCATCCTTTTCAGGAGAAAATCAATGGCTAACAGCAAATCTATCGGTGTTGCTTTCCTCGACCAAGACATTATTGGCGCACAATTTGTCTTGGCTGATGAGCAAATCGGCTACACCGCCGCAGCACAAGGCACAGTTACGCAGGCGACAGACAAGTCAACTGCTGTAACGCTGAACAAGCCTGCTGGTCGCATCACCATGAACAACGCGTCTTTGAACACTGCTACTAACGCTACGTTTACATTGAACAACAGCTTCATTTCTGCAAATGACACTGTTATTCTTACTATCTCTGGTGGTCAAGCGACCGCTGGATCATACAACGTGTTTGCAAACAATTTGAGTACTGGCACTGTCAGCATCAGCCTACGTAACATTTCTGGCGGTTCGCTGTCAGAAGCAGTAGTGATTAACTTTGCAATCATTCATTGCGTATAATTAATTTGGACGGCTTTCGGGCCGTCCATTTTTAATAGTTTTATGGGGATTTTGGCATGGCTACGGCTGGTGAAATAATCAACGGTTCGCTTAGACTTCTAGGTGTTCTGGCAGAAGGCGAAACTCCATCGGCTGAAACGTCGCAGGACGCACTGCGCGCCATGAACCAGATGATTGATAGCTGGAACACTGAACGCCTCGCTGTCTTCTCGACACAAGACCAAGTATTTACATGGCCCGCCGGCATCCTTAGCCGCACGCTTGGGCCAACCGGCAACTTTGTTGGCAACCGCCCTATCTTGCTGGATGACGCTACATATTTCAAAGACCCTAGCTCTGGTATTAGCTACGGCATCAAAATGATTAACCAGCAGCAGTATGACGGCATCGCGGTCAAGACCGTGTCTTCTACGTTCCCGCAAGTTATCTTTACCAACATGACGTATCCTGACATTGAAATGTTTATCTACCCGCGCCCAACGCGCGATCTAGAATGGCATTTCATTTCGGTTGAAGAACTGACACAGCCTGCAACGCTTGACACAGTCCTTTCGTTCCCGCCCGGCTATCTGCGTGCGTTCCGCTATAACTTAGCGTGCGAACTAGCACCTGAGTTTGGCGAAGAACCGTCGCCACAAGTTCAGCGCATTGCTATGTATTCCAAGCGCAACCTGAAGCGCATCAACAACCCTGATGACATCATGTCGATGCCATACAGCCTTATTGCATCGCGCCAGCGGTATAACATTTTTGCAGGAAACTACTAATGAAGACGCCCATACTGGGCAGCGCGTATGTGGCCCGTTCAGTAAACGCTGCCAACGCACGCATGGTAAACTTGTTTCCAGAAGCCGTGCCAGAAGGCGGCATAGAGCCAGCGTTTATTCAGCGTTGCCCCGGCTTGCAACTTCAGCAGACCATTGGTGATGGCCCGATCCGCGGACTGTGGGCGCACCAGACACGCGGCGATGACTTTTACGTTGTGTCTGGCTTTGAAGTCTACAAGCTGTCCAGCCTGACCGGAACACCTGTCAAGCTGGGCGACGTAACCGGCACTGGCCCTGTGTCCATCGCTGACAACGGCACACAGATATTCTTCGCCTGCAATCCTGATGCGTTTATTTACGACGAGTCAACCAATACGTTTGGGCAGATCACTGACCCTGACTTTCCGGGCGCGGTTACTGTCGGCTATCTCGACGGTTATTTTGTGTTTAACGAGCCTAATAGCCAGAAACTTTGGGTGACGCAGCTTTTTGACGGCTTCCAGATTGACCCGCTAGAGTTTGCCAGCGCCGAAGGTAGCCCTGACGGCGTCGTCGGCATACTGGTAGACCACCGCGAATGTTGGGTGTTTGGCACCGACTCCACCGAAGTGTGGTACAACTCTGGCGGTCTAGACTTCCCGC